TCGTTCACAACATCTACAAGTAATGTATTCACAATTCAAGAAACTGTAAAAGGCAAAGATACATTGTCCGACGCACTAAGCGTATCATTTACAGGTTCAACTGGAGTTGACGGCTTTATTGCCGCACTAACAGCAAAACTAGCTGATGCTACATGGGACGGCTTGCCGATTACTTCTAGAATTACAGTATCTAAGACTACAACCGGCGCAGTGGTAATTACTCACAATGACGGCGGCGAAATANTATTTGACGATACAACTGGTACTGCTATTACTGATTTGTTTACCGTGTTTAATGTTAATAACAGCTCAACAACTGTAAACTTTTACGCAGGCGCAACAGCAGGCGAGTACGTTGCTAGTTTATGGAGCCCATACGCAGATATTACAACTTCAGCAATTGCTCCGGTAACAGAAGCCGCTGACGGCCAGTTATGGTACAGCAGTTTAGTCGACGAAGTTGATGTCATGATTAACAACGGTACAACATGGGTTGGCTATCAAAATTATACATGGAACAGTGGTCAAGAGCCTTGGGCAGGTGGCCCGATGGTAGCGGCTACTAAGCCAAAACTAAATCCAGATGGCGGAACATTACGTCAAGGCGACTTGTGGATTGACACAAGTGACATTGAAAACTATCCATCAATTTACAAATTTAANGTAAGTTTACAAAAATGGGTTTCTGTAGACACTACTGACCAAACAACAGAAGACGGCATTTTATTTGCTGATGCTCGTTGGGCAATAAACGGTGGTACTGCTACTGCTCAAACATCTAGCACTATTGTTGAACTACTAGACAGTAATTTCTTAGACTTTGACGCTCCAGATCCAGCACTATATCCAACAGGTATGTTGTTATGGAACTTGCGTAGAAGCGGATTTAACGTTAAGAAATTTGTACGTGATTACGTTGATGTTAACGGCGAAAACGCTCGTTTTAACAACGGCGAATTGATGACTGACTACTATCCACATCGTTGGGTTACNGAGTCTGGCAACCAAGAAAATGGCGTTGGAACATTTGGACGTAAAGCACAACGTAAAGTTGTTGTACAAGCTCTACAAGCACTTGTTAATGCCAATCAAGAAATTCGTGACGAAGAATCNCGTGTGTTTAACTTGATTGCTTGCCCAGGATATCCTGAATTAATTGGTGAGTTAGTAAGTCTAAACTACGATAGAGGCTTAACAGCATTCGTAGTTGGCGATACACCAGCACGTTTAACTAGTGATGCTACTAGCTTGAACAACTGGGGCAAGAACACAGCTGGCGCAGTAGAAGATAATGATACTGGCTTAGTAAGCTCAGACGAATACTTAGGTATTTTCTATCCATGGGGCTACACTAGTGACAACTTTGGTAACAACATTGTTGTTCCTCCAAGTCACATGATGTTACGTACTATTGCTTTAAGTGACCAAGTTTCTTATCCATGGTTTGCTCCAGCAGGAACACGCCGCGGTGGTATTACTAACGCAACAGCAGTTGGTTATATTACAGCAGAAGGTGAATTCCAGTCAGTAGCATTGAACACTGGACAACGTGATACACTTGCTGATAGCAAAATTAACCCATTAACATTTATTACAGGCACAGGGCTTGTTAACTACGGACAGTATACTCGTGCTAGAAACGCAAGTAGCTTNGATCGTATTAACGTAGCTCGCTTGGTAATTTATCTACGTCGTCAGTTCTCACTATTGGCCAAGCCATANGTGTTTGAACCAAACGATAAGATTACACGAGACGAACTAAAAGGTGCGGCAGAAAGTCTATTACTAGAATTAGTAGGACAACGTGCTCTATATGACTACATTGTAGTTTGCGACACAAGCAACAACACACCAGCACGTATTGATCGTAACGAACTATATTTAGACGTTGCTATTGAACCAGTAAAAGCAGTGGAGTTTATTTACATTCCATTACGCTTGAAAAATACTGGCGAAATTGCTGGCCTAACACAATAACGGAGCATATAACATGGCAATCGCAAGTTTATCAAAATTTACCGTACCGCTAGCATCGGATCAATCAGCTAGTGCACAAGGTATGTTAATGCCAAAGTTAAAATATCGCTTTAGAGTGATGTTTGAAAACTTTGGCGTATCGACACCAACAACAGAATTAACAAAACAAGTTCAAGACGCGGCCCGACCAAGTGTTAGCTTTGATAACCAGAAAATTATGGTTTACAATTCAACTATCAACTACGCTGGCCGTCCAACATGGGCTGAGATGACTGTAAAGTTACGTGATGATGTAACCGGTTCAGTGTCCAAGCTAGTTGGCGAACAAATGCAAAAACAATACGACTTCTTTGAACAAGCAAGTGCAGCTTCAGGCGGCGACTACAAGTTCTTAATGCGTGTTGANATGNTAGACGGTGGTAACGGAGCACAAACTCCTAACGTTCTTGAAACATGGGAATGTTATGGTTGCTATATTCGTCAAGCACAGTATAACGCATTAGGTTACGGTGCTCAAGATGTTTTAACAATTGACTTAACAATTCAACCAGATAATTGTATCCAAACAAGCGGTGGATCGGCAGCTCCGACACAACGTCGTTTAGGTACAGCGGCAACAGCGTCAGGTTCACGTTAATAAAATTGCCCACTCAGGTGGGCTTTTTTATGGCTACTCATTAAGTACGCAGTTAATATATTGAATAAATATTAGTATGGCCTTTACACCCAATTCGTTTTTATATCGTCCTAGCAACGTTACACTTCGTGACCAACAACACGCGGCTCGTGTGTTTACAGACGACCAATTTAGACTTGCGCCCAAGCACAAGTTCTTATTTCACGTGGCATTTAATATTAATCCTGCGGCGTTACGAGATATTAGTCTAGTTCAACGTCATAGAAACGAAATCAATGTAATGGTTAAAGATACAGATTTACCTAACTATACGGTTGCTGTTGAAACATTAAATCAATACAATAGAAAGAAAAACGTACAAACTACGCACAAATATAACGCCATTAACATGACGTTCCATGATGATAACATGGGTTTGGTCAATCAACTATGGCAAAATTATTATAGCTACTATTATGCTGATCCATCCAGTAGCGGCAATCCAGGCGCCTATAAAAGAACTGCGATGAAAAACTCCAACTACGTCAATAACCCTTACGGTTTAGACAACGGTAGTACAACGCCCTTCTTTAATTATATTACAATATACCAAATGGCTCGGCACGAATTTGTCAGCTATACATTAATTAATCCAATTATTTCTTCATGGAATCACAATAAAGTTAGTTACAGTCAAAACACTACACACGATAATACTATTTCTATTCAATACGAAGCAGTAAACTATGGTAGCGGTCTAGTAACTGCCGGCGATCCGGAAGGGTTTGGTTTAGAGCATTATGATCAAACACCTAGTTCAATAATTGGTAATGTTGACGCTGCGCCAGTTAGTCCGTCATTTGCTGAACAAACAGCACCGTCAGGCAACGCATTGACGTTGAATACATTAGTAGAACAAACTAACACATACTTAAATACTCGTCAGAAAGAAGATGTTAATACAAGTTCAAATATTTTATCTAAAGTAACCGGTAGCCCAAGTCCAGCACCACTTAACGGTTTACAAGGCTTTCAGTTTCCAGAAACTCAAACAATATCAACTGTAACACCAGCAAAGCAAGTTACATTTACAAACACAGCGAGATAACAATATGTCTTCTAATTTACCATTATCAACAGTAGTAGGGTCCACCGTCGAAGTCAAAGAATTCTTTGACAAATATTATACTACTAAGGTTAGTTTTCCCAGCAATCAAATTGATGCGGTTATCGGTTTTTTTACAAAACACGGCTTTGACAAACAAAGCGCAAGAAGTACAGGCATTGTATTATTAAACCAAGCTAGAATCGATGGTGTTAATGTATTTGAATTGCTTGACAGTCTTACCGCCTTAACACAAGTTCAACTAAGTCAAGTAGTAGCACAGATTTTAAATAGCTACAGAGAAAAAACTAGTTTATTAGGTTATCGNATCGCACAAACTACGGATACATACGAAAGTAGAAATATTTTAGTATAATATATGGCTAGCAAATTTGCTCGTGGAAAATTTCAAATGACTCAACCAGAAAAGTATATAGGAACAAAAGTTCCTACATACCGCTCAAGCTGGGAATTTAGTTTTATGAAATTTTGCGATACAAATATCAGCGTTCAAAAATGGGCAAGTGA